GGCCGTGGTGCTGCGCAGCTCCACATTTATGGTCGTCTCGTTCTCCACCGACGGCAGGCCGGGGATATAGGACTGCTCAATGGTGCCCGGCCGCCACTCCCAGGAAACCCCAGTGAAGTTGCTATTGCCCTGCGCATCGGCCAGCGGGGTGTTATCGAGGAAAATTGTCTGGCCAGAGGGCGAGCCATCAAACTCCCCCTCACCCACGGCGATGAGCATTTTCGCCTTGGCGATGCTACGCAGGCTGTCGGCAGCTTCGGTCGGCTCCTTCGGTTTGCTCTCGCCGCCCTTGCGGCCGGTGATTTCGGATGGCAATGCGGCGGTCATGCGTTACTCCAGGGCATGAAAAAGCCCGCACGCGGCGGGCTTCGGTGTTCGGGGAACAGATCAGGAGGCGTCTTCGGCGTAGATGCCGGCGCTGATGATGGCGCCGCCCCAGCGCCGACGGCCGTAGCACATCGGGACAGGATTGCCGCTGGCCGTGGTGTTCTTCGCGCTGCCGAAGGCATAGCTGGGCTGGTTTTCGGGTGCTGCGCTAGTTTTCAGGCCTTTAGGCTGAGGGCTGAGCATCTGTACGACGCCTCCCGCTACCATCCCGATGCCCGCAGCAATCAATGGAGCACCGAATGGCGTGGCCAATAGAAAAATGCCGGCGACGATCATGACCACGCCGACAATCGTCTGCAGAATGCCCCCGCGCTTGCTGCCGCGCAGCACTGGAACGATCCGTAACTCACGAGTACCTGATAGCTCGAATTTGTCAGCGCCGACGTTTTCCCGATTACGAAAGATAGCGAAGACAAGGCCGCGCCTTTCAAGCGCCAAGACTGCCTCACGAAAACCGTCGATAGTGTTCCGCAGCGCGCTGAATGCCTCTTCAGCAGTGCCCCGTTCCAAAAAGTATCGGTGAGTTCGCCCGAACAAGCGCGCCAGCGGGCCAGATAGCTTGATGATGGTCGCAGGAGTGTAGTGCGCTGCTGTGCTCAACGTTTGCTCCAGGCAAAAAAAAGGCCGCCCAGGGCGGCTCGCAACGAGGGACCGGCGTCAGTATTTGACGTACGGGTTGATGTATACGCCTTGCATATCAAGGCTGATCCGGAAGACCTTCTCTTCGCTCGGCTGAAGCTCGGCCGATAGGGTGCGCAGGGCAAGTCCAGCGCATAGGCCAGAGTTGCTTGATCCTATGCTGACGTTCCGCACGCCGGGCCTGACCCAGAAGCTAGCCTTCTCTCCAGCCCCCAGATTTGCTGCCTTCGTCCCATCGACGTAGACGCCAATATCACACCCAGACCCAACCATGCCGCTATCCCGAAGAACAGTAATTCGAGCAGTCGCATCTGGCGTCTTCGCCTGAAAAGCGAAGACCTCATCCAGTGGAGCATTGACTGCCTTTTCTACTGGGATCAGCGTTGTGGCGCACCCAGCGAGCATCAACGCCCCCATGCCTACCAGAATCGACCGCATAGCCACCTCCAGGCTGTGAAAGGGTTCACTCTAGCACCGGCGACTCGCGATGACGCAGGATCAGTCGAGCTCGCTCGTGCCAGTTGCCACCGTAGACGATGACCTCCGAGGGTCGTCCGTGCAGGTGGTGGAGCATGAACGGCCCCGGACCGAAGACCTGGGCCTGCTCACCTGGCAATGAGGGGTCGGTCCCGAGGTAGATGCCTGCGTGGTTGGGGTGAGCCGTGCGCCCGATCTGCAGCACGATCATGTCGCCGCGCTGCGGTCGGTCCACCGGGTAGAACCCCGCTGCCTCGTAGTGCTGCTCGTAGAGGCTGGCGTTCTCTGCCAGCTCCCACCAGCCATCGGCGCGGCTGTAGGCCGGAAACTCCAGCCCCCACTCCCGCCGGTACCAGTCGGCGCAGATCGCCCAGCAGTCCTGGACGCCGTGGACGAAAGCCCGACCCAGCAGCGGCACGTCTGTTTCCGGCACCAGGATTCGCAGATCCCCCTCAGGCCAGCTCAGGATGTACCAGGTCAGGCCAGAGGCGTTGCACATGGCAACATCCGCCGGCGACGGCCTGCTGCTGGCGTCCGGATGGCTGTGCACCACAGCGAGGATCTCGCCCTGGTCCTCGGCAGCAGCGTAGGCTTCCGGCGCGATGCGGAACTCCTCGCCCGGGTCGGCCGCGGTGTTCTCGCACGGCACGTACCGCTGGCGGCGCCCGTCCTTGATGACCAACCCGCAGCACTCGCGCGGGTAGACCTCGGCAGCGTGCGCCTGCACGGCCGCCAGGATGTACTTCAGCATGATCAGCTCCTGGCGATCAGGGAAACGGCTGGGAAGCCGCCGTGAGGTAGCTCGTTGCCTTCGCCGAAGCGCGGCACGCAACCGGTGCCCAGGGTGCCATCGCAGACATCCCGCGCCGGGTCGTCGGTCAGCTTGCCGTCTTCATCGCGATAAGGCCCGGTGTAGCCGCAGTTCGGTCCGCGGTAGCCGCCGGTCATGGCCCAGTGGCAGAAAGTCGTGCACTGCCGGCCCACGGCCTCACCGGTGAGATCACCTGGAGAGGCCAGCTCCCAGGCCACCGCCTCGCCGTCCTCGCTGGTCTTCTGGTCCATGTACCAGACCTCGACGACCTCCTGGGTGGGGTCGGCAGTCGGGTTTCCGGCAGGAAAGTTGCGTGCGTCCAGGTACTCGACCAGCGTCTCCCGCAGCACCAGGCGGAACTGAAGCAGGTCCTCGAAGGCCAGGCACAGCGCGGTGATCCGCCCCGAGACGTTGCCCGCCGAGAACGTTGGCCGCGGCGCCGTCCCATCGCTGGTCGCCTCGATGCCCTCCAGCTGGACAGGCCAAGCCGCGTACTCGACGTCCTTCCACCAGATCGACTTGGCCGGCAGCTGATCCGCGTTGGCGCCCGCCGCTGCAATCTCCTCGGGGGTATGCGGGATGGCATGGCCGTGGAAATACAGCACGTCTGCACCGAAGTCGCTGCCGTCCAGCTCAAATAGCCGGATCTCGGCGCCTGGCTCGAGCTGCTGAAACCGCGTCTGCAAACTCATGGGTGGAACGCCTGCTCGAAGGTGACGGTGAGGGTGTATATGTCAGCGCCGTGCGCCGCCAGGCGATGCTCGCTGGCCTTGTAGAAGCCCAACGCTCCAAGAGGCGGCGTCCACAGGAAGGAGCGGTAGCCGGCGTGGCGATCCAGGAAGTCTCGGATAGCGACGATCGTGGCCCGGCCACCCTTGAAGGTCAGCGGCCAACTCTGCGACTTGTTGTTGAGCCCGTCGCCGACCACCTGGGCATAGCCGTCGCCGAACTGAGAGGTTCGCGTTCGGTAGGTGGCTGTGCCTTCTGGATCGAGCCGTGGGCTCCAGGTGAAAGTCTCAACGGCCATTGACGAGCCTCCAGATAGATCCGCCGGTGGCGATTTGTTGCTGAACGACGCGGAGCGCGCCGTCGCTGATCATCTTGCCCAGCTGCTTGCCAGCGTCCCCGGCCTGAGATTCATCCGTCGTCGAGGTGGCGTTACCACCAGCATCCACATGCACATCGGTTTTGATCATGATCGGCGCAGCCGCGGTCGGCAGCTGGTTCTGGCTACCGCTCAACGCACGGACGCCTAGGGACCCATCCGCCGCCCGAGTAAGGGGCATGATTGCCTCAGGCCCGGCCTCGCCGAACACGCCGGCGCCCTTGGCAAAGGCGAACAGCTTCGGGGTGCTGTGCACCTGGTTGCTGTAGGCCGAAAGGCTCGGGCTGTCGTAAACACCGCCCTTGGCGTTGTAGCTGAGTCCGGCGGTATTCAGCTGCGGGTTGAAGGTAGTGGTCGAGCCGCCGACCGAAGCCGTGGTGCTCGTCGGCGCGGTCCCGCCGCCGAAGTAACTCGCGGCCACCTGGCCGGCAACGCTCAACAGTCCGCTCAGTGCCTGGCTACTGGCCGAGCGCACGGCGATCTTCGCCATGTCCGCCAGCACCGACTTGGCGAAGTCGGCGAACGACAGCTTGCCGGTCATGGCGAAGCTCACGATCGCGTCCTCCATGCTGCTGAAGGCATTGGTGAACAGGCTCTTGGTCTGCCCGGCCACATCGCGCGCGCTCGCCAAATAGTTCTGGTAGGCATCCTGGGCGCCCAGGGACCAGTCACCGCTCTGGCGATCCAGCTCCGCGTAATAGTCGCGGGACTGCTTGAGCGCCTTTTCCTGGCCGGCCCGAATCTTGTCTGCCGCTTCGTTGTACTGGTCCGACCCCAGCAGGTCCTTCGGCGTGGCCTTGTCCAACTGCTCCTGGTAGCGCTGGAACTCGCGATAGATCGACTTCTGCTGGTTCAAGCGTTCCCGGTATTGGTCGCCCAGGCCGGCGCCGTCCAGCTGGCGGCCGTACTGCTCGGCCTGGGAAGCCAGGGTGCTGGCGATCGAGGCGTCCAGTTGGGCCGCTCGCTCGGTGAGCTTCTGCAGTTCCTGCTTGTGGACGATCTCCTGCTCGATTGCTGCGTTCTTCTGCAGCTGCGCCTTGATCTGGTCCTGGCTGGCCAGCAGGCTCTGCTGGTCCGCAGTCAGCGTCTGTTTGGTCTTCAGGTCGGCGATCTGCTGTTCGAACTGCGCCAGCTTCTGCTGGGAGGCCGTCAGCTTGTCGGTGCTGGAGAGCTGCTCTTCCAGGCTGCTCTGCTGCTGGCGCAGCGCCAAAAGGGTGCGGGTCGCCTCGTCATCGCTATAGGCCTTGGCGCGCGGGGTCTTCTTCTTGTCCTTGAACTTTTCTTCGATGCCCGCCAGCGCGCCGGCATACTCGCGCTCGATAGCCGCAGCATCGGCACCGGTTACCCGCAGACGGGCAGCGCGCTCTCGATCCAGCTCAGCGATGGCATTTTTCTTCTTCGCCTCGTTGTCCAGCCCTGACAGGTACTTCTGGTGCATCGAGGTGCTGGCAGCGATGGCTGCTCGCTCATCCTCAGCGGCCAGGCCCTGGGCCCGTGCGATGGAGTCCTGAGTGGCTTTCTGCTGCTTGAGGAAGTCCAGCTGGCCCTGCAGGGCGGCACGCTGGGCGTCCTGGGCGGCCTGATCACGTGCAGCTTGCCGGCCGGTCAGCGAACTGCGCGCCGGCAGCTCGTCCAGCTGCTTCTGCGCCTTCTCGATCTGCTGCGCCAGGGTGTCCTCGCGCCCGATGTTGAGCATGGCGTCCCAGGCCTTCTTGGCGCCACTGGTGACGCTGTTCCAGGCAGATTCCAGGGAGCCGAGGTTTTCCTTGATGTTCTTGGCGCGCTCCTGCAGGGCGCCGGCATAGGTCGCCTCGGCCAGGTTGGCGGCGGCGGTCTTGTTGCCCTGTTCCTCCAGCGCGCGGATCTGTGGTCGTAAACCGCGGCGGTGAGGTAGTTGTATTGCTCGTTCAGCGCGGCCGAGGCCTTGGTCGGCTCGTCTGCCAGGCGCTTGAACTCGGCGACCGTCTCTGAAACGGCCTTGCCGGTAGCGGACTCCCATGCCACCGCGGCGACGGCCATGTCCTTGAACTGGTCGCTGGTGAGCGAGCCGGTGGCCACCAGCTGCGCCAGGGCATCAGCCGCGGCGCCAGTAGTACCGGTGACACCGCTGACCTCCTTGGCCAAGTCCGCCATCTGCCCGGTGCTCTTGCCTGCCAGGTTACCGGTCGAGACCAGGGACACGCGGAAAGCGTCCTGCTCGGCACTGCCCTGCTTGTAGGCCAGCGCGAGAACGGCAGCAGCCGCGGCCAGTAGCGTAAAGGGGTTGATCATGCCGGTGATGTAGCCGCCCAAGGCGCGTGCCGCCGGGCCGATACCGCCGAACATGTCCTTGAGCTGGCCGCCCTGCTGCAGCAATACGGTCAGGGGCTGCTGGCCGGCCTGAAGGCTGACCACGATGTCCGTGAACTGCGCCGGCACGCCACGCAGCGCCGCGGCCTGGGCCTTGGCGCTCATGGTGTACTTGTCGTTTGCTGAGGTCGCACCAGCGAGGCCATCCCGCATGGCGTTGAGCTTGCCCAGGTACTCGGCATAGTCGTCAGCCGGCAGGCGGTTGGCCTTGCGATGGGCGGCCAGCTGCTGCTCCATCTTGTCCAGCTCGCCCAGACGCGCCACCACCGGGTCGATCTTGCCGAGCAGCTTTTCGAGGTCATCCTGCTGCTTCTGGGCATCGGCCTTGAAGCGTTGCATCGAACGCGTGGCACGGTCCATGCCCTGCTCGAAGCCACCGGTCTTCGCGACCAGGTCAAGCGTCAAACTGCCGAGGGAGCGGGTTGCCATGTCTCAGTTCCAGGTGGTGGCCCGCCGATGCGGGCGATCAATGCCAGGTGGCCATGGCCTTCTCGATGGAAATGCCGTTCGCATCCTCCTCGGCCTGGGCCAGGGCGGACTCATAGGGCATGAAGGCCTCCATCTCCACCTCGCCGCCATGGATCCGGGTCAATACCGTGGCGAGCATGGCGAAGCCGTGCTCCAGGCGATTGCCCAGGTTCAGGCTGCCGCGCCGACGCAGGTAGACGTACCAGTCCATCGCCTCGGCGTAGGTGAGTCGGTTCTTGGCTTCGAAGATCGTGCGCCCGCCGATGCCATGCAGCACGAGCTCGTGCCACATCTCATCGACGGGGGTCAGTTTTTTGCTTCGGCCTTCCCGAGGCCGTTGACCTCATGCACGACTTTCAGCAGGGCGAAGGCCAAGTTCGGCTCGAGGTTCAGCGCGTCCTCGTAGGGGATCTGCTCATCGCCCTTCTCGCCCAGCAGCACGCATTCGCTGATCAGCTTGGCGTTGCGGCTGCGCTTGGCCAGCGCGGCCTCGTCCTCGCCGGCGGCCGGGGCATAGAGCTGCTCGACCACAGCGAACGACTGCCGCTTCACCAGCACGGTGAACTCGTCGATCATCGGCTTATTCTTGGCGTCCAGCTGACCGCGATTCCACTGGATGGTCTTCTGCACGGGCGCCGCGTCGACAAAGGCGCCGGCGGCTTTCAGGTCGTTCAGGTTCATGGATTAGGTGCTCTTACGCTGCCAGGTGGAGCCGCCGGTGCGCTGCACGGTGGCCGCGGTGCTCACCACCGAGTTGGTGGTGAAGTCGAAGGGGAAGTCCGAGACGTAGCCGTCGAAGACGAACCAGGTGCGCGTGGTGGGCAGCACGAAGTCGGTGCCGTCGGTATTGGCCGTCGGCACTGCGGTCTGGCTGCCCTTTTCGTCCTTCGGGCCATCGGAGAAGCCCACCACCCAGCGCACGGTGTTCTTGCCCGAGGCCTGGGAAAGCTCGTGCAACCGGACGTGGCTGGCCTTGGTGGCGTCGGCCTGGATGGTCATCGAGGCGCTGCCCGGGGTGCGCAGGCCCTTCTCGAAGGTGCGGTCCTGATCCTTCAGGGTGGTGGTGTCGATCTGGTCGGCCGGGTTGCCGCCGGGGTTGAAGGCGGTGACGCCCTCGATTTCCAACACGGTGTTCTTGCCGGTGCCGGTGGAAGGCGGGACCAGGGCGAAGATCTGGGTTCCTTGGGTGAGCATTGCCATTGGAGCGTCTCCTGCGGGCATGAAAAAACCCGCCGGAGCGGGTTGGATGGTGATTCGGTGGGTCAGCGGTGGACGATCCAGTCCAGGTCGAAGCTGACGCGGAAGTTCTTGGTCTCGGGGTCGCGCCCCTGGCCGTTGTAGGCGACGACATAGGCCACACCTTCGAGTGCGTCCCGCAGGGCCATAGCGGCCGCGAGGGTGCTGGCGCCGGTGGTGCCGTAGATGTCCACCTGGGTCCGGAACCCATCCACGTCGGGACGGCCGGATAGGAAGTTGTCCGGGTTGCCGCTGATGGTCTGCCAGACGGCGTAGGGCAAAACCGCGTCCGCCTCCGCTTCGCCGAAGGGGTAGACCCGCACCGGGTCGGCGCCAAATAGCGCCTTGACCTCGGCCGAGGCGGCAACGGTCTTGAACAGTGGTGGAAACATCAGACCATCTCCTTGTTCAGCTCATCGTTGAGCACGTCGACGAAGGTCTGGATGACGTCCGGCACGTTGTTGTCCAGCGCCGGCCGCATAAAGGGCTTGGCCCGGGAGTGCTCGGTACCGAACTCGACGAACTTCCAATAGGTGGGGTACGGCGATCGCTTGTCGTACCGGGCGCCGCCGATGATGCCGACGCGCATGACGATACCGCCCTCGCGCCGACCCTTGATCGTGCCCTCCCGGGTGACGATGAAATCAGCGATGTTCATCGGGGTTTCCGGGTCATCCTGCTGGTTGGCCCGGTCGATGGCCTCATCGCGAACGATCTTCATCGCCGCCCGGGCCGCTCGGCGTACCGAGGAGCGCTGGACCTTCTCGGGCAGCTTGGTCAGCCGCTCAATCGCATCGTCCACGCCCTTCAGGGTGAAGGTGATCATGCTCAGCCCTCGTTCAAGCCGCCGGACACCATCAGGGTGAGGTACTCCCGCCCGGAGCTTTTGTCCGGCAAGACGGCCTCGATGTTGTAGGTGGTGCCGCGGTGCACGGCGCGCATGGCAGCGGTCACCCCGGCCCGGTACCGGATGACGATCCGGGCCGTGACTTCGTTCTGGGTAGCCTGGCCTGCGATGAACTCGCGGCCGCTCACCGGCTCGACAGAGCACGGGATGGGCTTTTCGGTCAGGTTCGCCCAGCCACTGAGCATCTCGCCTGTATTCGGGTCCTGGTGGCGCCCATCGCGCTGCAGCATCACGCGCTGCCGGAGCTGGCCGGCGCGCATCACACACCCAGCCCGGTACGGTAGGGCTGCAGCAGGTGCCGCGAACCCATGGGTATCTCGGCGACGGTCACGCCGGTGGCCACGTCCTCGCGATTGGCGAACAGGTGGCCCAGGATCAGCAGGCAGGCGGCCTGGATGGAAGGGTTCAGGATCATCGCGCAGG